TCAGGTCGCTCGTGGTTTCAGCCTCTTCAAAAATGCGGGCTTCATTCATCAACTGATGCTGGAATTGCTTATCGAATTTATCCAACAGCATCGCGGTCATCACAGCGGCGGGGCTTTCAGCACGCAAGATCAGCGTGCTCTTGGCGCGCATCTCGTGCTTGCGGACGCTTTCAGTCAACTCGAACGCAACACGCGCAAAATTGGGTGTGTCAGTCTCGTTCTCCAGTACATCGCCGAGCACCTGCACGCCAGTCTTGCCAGTGAAGCCCATGCCTTTCAATGCGCCCTTCGCGGCCAGCTTGCCGTATTCCTTGCGCTTGCTCTCGGCAAATTTCTTCACCGCATCAGCCGTGGTAAGGTCCGCTTCCTTGAGCGATTCGATGAACGCTTCGTTCATCTCTTTGCCAAACGGCAAATCTTTCGTGGCCTCGGTGATCGCAGCTTCAACCTCGCTGCGTTTCTGGCTTTCTTCGAATCTGCCAGCCTTGTCCTTGAGGGCCTTCAACGACTCGGTGATGTTCTCACCCGCGCCAATGCCCAAAGCAGAGCGGACCTGCTCTTCGAGGGTCTTCAATTGTTCCGCGCCCATTTTCTTCAATTGGGCTTCCGTGATACCTGCAAAAGCTTCAGGGTTCTCACGCATGAGTTGCAATAATTGTTCGAGGGTCATTTCCTCATCTCCTTGATTTTGGGTCGATTCGATTAGTTGTGCGGCATTTTCAAAAGAGGGCTCCAGCACCAGGTCGAAACCAGTGATGTGCAGCTCGCTCACCTCAAAAATGCTTCCTGTCTTTTTGCCTTCACCGTAACCGCGCAAGCTCACGCCTGGCATCACGCCGCCTTCCATCAGGGTCAGGATGTCCTTGCCTTTGCTGGTTTCGAGAATGCGCCCCACCACATCCACGCGCTGACCGTCGAACGAAACTTCTTCCCATTTCGTCACGGTCTCCAGCAAATTTGGACGCCCGCCCTTATCAGACGGATGTTCTGCCTCGCCAAGAACTTGAACTGCTCGGCCCTGTCCTGCGCTCTCATTCAGATGGCTGCGCAATTCCGCAACCGCCGCTTCGATCACATGGACTGGATATCGGCGCTTGTTGCCGTTGACAACGCCCGCCGTCATAGCACCTTCAATTTTGATTCGGCGGCCCTTGCCTTCTTCCGCCTCTTCCAGCGTGATGCTTGCATCCACACGCTCTTCAAACCGCTTTCCCTTTTTCCTGCTTTCGGTCATCACGCTCTGCGGCTTGTACGTCAGCTCGACGATCTCCCAGGCGCTGCGCTCTGCGAACAAATAATTGCCGCCGTTCGTGGTATATGGCACGCGGTAATATTCGTCGGCCTTCAGTGTCCATAGTTCGCCGTAACCGCTCACGATCACGTACTCAGCGAACATTTCCTCGATGTAATAACTTCCGCTCGCATTGGGGAACTGCTTCCAAAATGCATCACGGATCATCTGCATGGTGTAATTTATGCTTCCCTTCACCAACTCTGTGATCAAACTGCCTTTACCGATCTTCATGGCTTATCTCCTTGCCGAAAATTTGCTTCTCCGCCATCAATCCAACAGGCGGCTGGGTAGCTCCACTCGTTACAAACAGCCAAACCCTTCCGAAAAACAATGCCGATAATCTCTCGCGCCAGGTCATCTGCCAAAGCGAGATACAAACCTTCCCATCAGTAAAAACGGGGAGGCTGCCACACTCCTCATCGGTCATTCCTTCTGGCTTCAAAAGATTTTTATTTGCTTGCTCAAAAATGATTGGTTGCATAATTGCTCCTTCTACAAATTGAAAGCTGACTGAAAAAATTCCTCAGCGCTCACTACAATTGCTTCACTGCTTGCCGTCTTATTCGTGCCAACTGCGCCATCCGCGATCATGTGATTTCCTCCGCTGACCGTATCGATCTCATCATCATGAGCGGCCCCAGGGAAACTGGAGGCCGTGCGAATGAACGAACTATTCCATGAGCCGCGCACCAATTTCACCAGGCCATGCTTTGCGCGAATGGCCCACGGTCGCGCACCTTCAACTTTGTCTGACCATGGAATGTCAACGCCGCCAACTGCCACACGTGCCAGCCGCTTGTCAGTCATAAAATCCTTCACGACCAACGACTGAAAATTATGATTCTCAATGCCCCAAATCGTGCCCTGTTCCCTGTCATCGAGCATCCACGTTTTGAGCATCTTCAAAAACTCTTCCATTGCCCGCATCTTCAAAAGATCGCGGATATAAAGCACACCGTCCGCATCCATCGCCACAGGAGCGACAACGTTGTAATCGCTGGTCTCGCTCTTCCCCAATGCCAGGTCAACATACGCAAACCACTGCAAGCCGCTCGGAGCACGGTCAATAAAACCAAAATCGTTATCGTTGAAGATCTCGCCCCGCTCGAGGCGCGGCATCTGTTGAAACTGTGCCGCAGCTTCAAAATCCAAAACATTGGCGTGCTTGCGCCGCACAACATCAATTGGATATTTCTCAGGCCACAACACCTCGCCAGGCTGACGCTGAAGTTGGTCTTTCATTGGAATGAAAATCCCGCGCCGTAAATTCTCGTTGAACTGTTCTTCGTTCTGCGGATATTCCTCCGCCTTCAGTGCGATCTCTGGCAGCATCACAACAGTCCACTGATCGGCATCGGGTTCATCGCTGACCATCTTCTGAAGTTCCTGCCCTGCCAGGTCATCCATATCCCAGCGCGTGTGGGTGATGATGACCGCGCCGCCTTCTTCGAGACGTGTATACGCCTCAGAGCGATACCAGGTCATTACATCTTTGCGATAGGATTCGGATTTCGCTTCCTTGCGACCTTTGAACGGATCATTGATATTGAGCAGGTGCGCGCCGAAACCGACGATACCGCCGCCCACGCCTGCCGCTTTTACGCCGCCGCGATGCGGATCAGCCAACCGCCAGTTGCCACGGCCCGCCCGCTCTTCGCTGAGCGAAACTGGAAATTCCTCAATGGTGCTGTCTCCAAAAAGCGACTTGTATTGCTTGCTCGAAACGTAATTGCGCACAATCAGCGAATCTTCCTCAGCCAGTTCTGCGCCGTAGGAAGCGAGGATGATTCTGCAATCGGGCATGTTGCCCAATAACCAGGCTGGGAAAAACTGACTCACCTGCACGCTCTTCCCATAACGAGGCGGGCAAAAAATCATCAGACGCCCGATGCCCTCTTTGCCACCCGTCTTGATGTAGCGCGCCACCTGTTCGAGGTAACCTGCAATCAGCATATGATGACGCACGGCCTTATACCAACGCGGGGCCATGTACGTCGAAAAATCGATCAAATGCCGCTTCGCCAAACGCCGCTTTGCACGGTGCGCCTGGGCCTCATCTGGTGGGGTGGTCAACATCGCGCGCGAAACCATTACTCGCCATCCTCTTCGGGGATTGATTGAGCGGATTTGTTTTGCAGGGTGGAGGTAGCTTCTCCAGCGATCAAGCGCAGTTCATCGTCTGTCATATCTGCCAGATCATCCGTGCTGATTCCGCGTCGTTTCAATTCAGCGGCCAGCTTCGAGGTAGGCACATATGCGCCGATCATCTCAAGGTAAATCTTCCGATCTGCATTGGCCTTGTAATCGCGCTGCATTGCCATAAATTTCAGAGCCGCGAATACATCCGAACGCACATCCATCAGATCATTGGATGACAGATCGAAAATAACTTGTTGCAAAGTGGGGAAGCGTTTATTCCACGTGGCGATCACGCGATCAGAGGTCAGCCCCAAAACTTTTGTCGCCAGCTCGTCTTGTGTCTTCGGCCAGCGGCCCGTTTTGGGAGTGGATGCCCACGCCGCGTATGCAGCGATACGCCAGCGCCAGCCCGCCTGCAGCAAACGATGATAGATATCTGCCCACGACGGCAATTCTTCGCCATCCAGTTTTTCCTTCAATGCCAGGCGTGCGGCCATTTCGCTTTCGCGGATCTCCGCAGCCGTCGGAATTCGATCTCCGCCACCTGCTTCCTCAGCCGAATCAAATGCGCTGCCGAAGTTTTCCAACTCCAGTTGAGTCACCGCGCGAATTGTTCCAAATCCATCAGGCATCGCCATCTCCCATCCTGCGCCGCGCATCATCCATTTGAATGGGGTGTGTACGTTCGCGCATCAAAGCAATCGCTTGCGTACTTTCCTGCGCATGCTGCGCAAATCCGATCAAAAGCGTGGATAGCCGCTCGTTATTCGTCGTGATCACCAACGCCATGCTCTGCACGCTTTTGCTCATCTCATCCACCGCAATTGCCTGTCGTTCTTGCAATGCAATTTGGCGGTCTTCCATTTTTTGTAACCGCTCATTTTCAAGTTTGGAAATCGCCGCGCTTTGGGGCCAGACTTTATCGCGCAAAAAGGGCCACAACTCGCGCACCGCAAAATACACGAGGAACGCAGCCCAGCCATATCGATCCCAAAGCACGACGAATGGATCATCCATATAATCTACTTATTCACAGCAACAGGCTGAAACTTTTTCACGGTCGCAGCAACGCCGAAAGCGCTCAAAATGGAAACCAGCAACGTGAGCGCGATTGCAACGGGTGTCTGGGCCGCAACTGGCACCGCAGAAAGAATCGCATTCAGGAAATACACCGCGCTTGTCACCAGTCCGCCAGTGATGACCGAACCCCAGCCGCTGATATCGGTCTTCAACAGCACAGAAAGCGACTTCAACCCTGCCGTCACCAGGAAACCAATCCCAGCCGCAACCAGCGCCTGAAGTTCAAGCGGCAATTCAACAGGGCTTGTCGGGGGCGGGTTCTCGCCCTGCGCGAAAACGGGCACAACGAATACAGCCGCGATCACGGCAACGAGCAAAACAACAGCAAATAACTTTTTCATATCTAAATCTCCTTATTGATTGCCCTCACCTTCCCTCCGCCGCCGAATCCCGCAAACTTGGAAACGAGATTCGGCATTGGATAAGAGGGGGGGGGTGATGGGTGGAAAAGAAAAACGCCCGATGTCAACTAGTGACATCGGGCGCTCATCTCGATAGGGGACCCAAACGAGTCAGGTCTGCGCAAAACGAATTTGTACATATATTTTAAGTCATTTCCACCAATTTAACAAGACCCAGAACATAGATTCTAATATTTGTCAATGCAGTTTTAGGAAGCAGGCTAACGGTTTGCGTTACCTGCGTTGGGGCGGGGACGGCGAAGCCGTCCGATTTGATAACTGCCCCAGCGTAGACAATGCCTATTTATTTCGCCGAATCCCCAGCGTCAGGTACACGCTGTT